TTAGACGCAGCAGATGCGGCATTCACTATAGAGACTTGGGCTCCAGAAGATGAATGTATTACATTTAATTGTACAAAAATGCGTAGTGCAAAAATGGAAGGATTCACAAGTGTTATGGATTGGGAAACACTTAAAATAGGCCCTCAGTCAACAATGAACCCAAAAGATAGAGCAAAAATTAAAGATGCAGTAGCATCGGGAGAAGAAATACATGACGCAGTATAGTGATAAAGTAGAAGAAGTTAGACTTAAGCAAGACGCAGAAGAATGGGGTAGAGGTGTAAAATATATACATGGTAGTAATGGAATTATTGAAACTGCTTTTTTTAACGGAGATGTACATATTCAAGAAAATTGGGAAGGCGGAAAAAGCTGGACAATATATGCAGAAGAACCCAGAAATTTAGTTGATAAATTCTTAAGATGGAGAGCTACTCATGGTAAGTGATAGAATAGGTAAAAAGTCTGCTAATTTAGTAGCACAACCACCTTTTGAAATAAGAAAGGTGAGTACTAATTTTATTTTAGGACAAGAAACTGTAACAGAAAATATAAGAAATGTACCTCTTAATGAACCTCTAGTAAAGAGTATACAAAAAGAGGGAATGAAAAATCCAATTTTAACTATGACTAATTGGTATCCTTTGGCAGGGAGTCAGAGGATTCGTGCAGTAGCACATATAAAAGATAACCTAGATCCAACTTATAATATAGAGATAGAGGTATATAGATTTTTAGCAGATTATCATAATGTATTTTATCTATGGGCAGACGAGGATTTTAGGAAAAAAGCAATAGCCATCTGGTTCCAACTTCAAGAATTGGTATTTAAAAGCCTGTACTATGACCATGAAGTTGATGGGCAAGGAAGAAAGATGACTGATTACGAGGACTTAGGCGAAAACTTAAAATGGGAACACGATAATGAATGAAGCATTAATACCAATAATGGGCATTATATTTGTTATAGCTATATTAATTACTATAATATGAGAGTAGAAGAACTATTACAAGAAAAACGGTTAGATTTTAAAGTATCTGGAAGGGATTATTTAGTAAAATGTCTTAATCCAGAGCATGAAGATACTAACCCTAGTATGAGAATTGACAATATAACAGGAATTTTTCATTGCTTTTCTTGTGGTTTCAGGGGAAACTTGTTTAAGCACTTTGGAGCAGCAGCTAACTACTTAGAAATAAAAAGACAAAAATTAAAAGAAAGAATTGAAGAAACTAGAGCATCAAGTATAGGACTTGAATTTCCAAAAGGATTTACTCCTTATGTTGGAAATTGGAGAGGTATTAAACCTGAAACTTATAAAGAGTTTGATGCATTCTTACACCACGATAGGAGTTTTAACGGAAGAATTGTTTTTCCTATTCGTGACATTACAGGGAAAGTGGTAGCTTTTAACGGTAGACATATGACTATGACGGAGACGCCAAAGTACTTAATATATCCTCCCCAAGCCGTACTACCACTTTATCCCTCTAGTGTAAAACCTATAAAAGGCAAGGTAATTCTTGTCGAAGGGATTTTTGATATGATAAATCTTTTCGACAAGGGCTTATCTAATGCAGTTTGTTGTTTCGGAACAAACAATGTAGATGAAGATAAACTCGCTATTTTGAAAATGCAAAATATTGACGGAGTAGATATAGTATTTGATGGTGATGAAGCAGGCCAAAAAGCTGCTGAAAATATAAAAGGGTTAGCCGAAAGACTGGGATTAATAAGTAGAAATGTGAACTTAGGTGACCATATCGATCCCGGCGCGCTAGCTGAAAGTAAAGTAATTAATTTAAAGGAGAGATTATATGAGTAAAAATATAATTGAAGATAAAAAAGAAGATTTGATAAACCAATTATTCTTAGGAGATTGTTTAGAGATAATGGAGACTTTTCCAGCAAATTGTGTAGACATGGTTCTATGTGACCTACCCTATGGAACAACTAAGCTTAGGTGGGACACTCCCATTGACTTAGAAAAAATGTGGAAACTTTTAAATAAAGTTTGTAAAGAAAGGGCGGCCATGGTATTTACTGCAGCTCAGCCTTTTACTTCTTCACTTGGAATGAGTAATATAAAAAATTTAAAGTACGAATGGGTATGGGAAAAACCTCAAGGAACTAACCCACTTAATGCAAAGGTTATGCCCTTAAAAAATCATGAAAACATATTAGTTTTTTATAGAAAAGCTCCTTCATATAACCCCCAAATGACAGAAGGAGCACCTATTAAAGCTTATGAAGCAAAAGGTGGTCAAACACTTGGAGAAACACAAGGAAGTTTAAAATCTATGCATAAAGAGAATAAAGGTACTAGATATCCTAAAACAGTACAAAAGTGGGCACAAGAAAGAACGGGACTTCACCCTACACAAAAGCCTGTACCTATGTTTAAGTATTTAATTGAAACTTATACCAATGAAGAAGATATAGTCTTAGATATGACAATAGGATCGGGAACTACAGCTATAGCAGCTTTAGAGTGTAATAGAAGTTTTATAGGTATAGAATTAGATGAAACTTATTTTGATGTAGCAGAGGAGAGGATAAAAAAATGGAACAACAAATAATAGGGGATTGGCAAGTAGACGGCTGGGAAGGCGGAAAAAGAATAGGCGATCAATGGCGCAGATTTTGCTCAGATAGAGTAGATGAATTTTTAGATCAGCTAAATGGTGAGGAAGTCGCAGATAAGTGGCTTTTAAGTAGATATAATTATTGGCAGAAGCAAGGTAATAAGGCAAAAGGTATTACAGGCGAGAAGTTCATAGAGTATATGTTGACTTTTAAGTATGAAAACGATCACACAGGAGGAGCTAGTATGGCTTATGACTTATGTTTCAATGGAAATAAGATAGAAGTCAAGACTAGTTTTGCTAATAAACAAAAGGGAATAATAAAGCACGACAATTTTAAGTGGCAACATATAGGTATGCACAAAGATTGGGACTATATTGTTCTTATTGGAATAAACCCTGAAGAAGAGCTTGGCCATGTTCGTAGAGGTTGGAGAGATAACCCACAGGAAGTCAATATTGTCTGGCTTAGTAGGAAACAAGTGGAAGATTTTATTAAGCAAGGACTAATAACCCCTCAACAAGGAGGACAAGACGGTGGAAACGACGATTGGTGGACAATACCAAGTTTCTTTAAGGATATTAATTATGGGTACGACTTTTACGAAGTCCCATTTTAGAAGGGAGAGGTTATATAGTTCTTGACATGGCACTTAAAATTTGATATAATATATAAATGAAAATTGCACTTATTGAAACAAAACCAAGCGTAACAAACTATGAAGATAGGTTTGAGCGAGCCTTTGAGTTCGATAGGTATGCTTTATGTTCAGACAAAAGCAAGAAAAAAGTTTTAAAAGCAGATGTTGATATAGATATTAACATAGATGAATACGACTGGGTTATTCTAGTTGGATCCGAAGCGCTGAAAATGTATACAAAAGCAACTTCTGTTACAGAGTACAGCGGCAGGGTTATAGATGACAAATTTCTGCCTGTTATTAACCCTGCTATGCTTTCTTTTAAACCTGAGGCGCAACCTTTATGGGACGAAAGTAAAAGTAATATAATTAAATTTATTAAGGGAGATTTGAAAGTAGTAAAAGTAACTGAAGAAAATGCTATAGGTATTGATAATGTAGAAGATTTATATGAATTTTTAGAAAAAGCATTAAAGCATGAAAATAAGTTTATAGCATTAGACTCGGAAACAACAGGACTGTATCCAAGAGACGGACATATGATTGGATTCAGTATGTCCTACGAAAAAGATAAAGGAGCATACATAATTACAGATATAATAGATGAAGGTATTGAAGTACTTATGCAAACTATATTTAATACTAAGTATGTAGTATTTCATAATGCAAAGTTTGACTTAGCATTTTTTGAATACCATTTTAATTTTAAGTTTCCAAGATTTCATGATACCATGCTTCTTCATTATTGTTTAGAGGAACAGCCTGGAACACATGGACTAAAACAACTTGCGATGAAATATACTCCTTATGGAGACTATGAAAAACCTTTGCAAGATTGGATAGATGGATATAGAAAATCTCATAGAATACTTAAAAATGATTTTCAATGGGATTCAATACCATATGAAATAATGAAAGACTATGCTGCTATGGACGCAGTATGTACTTTACTTATATTTGAAAAGTTATATCCAGCAGTTAGAAAAAATAATAAGCTATGGTCAGTATATGAAAATATACTAATACCAGCGTGTAGATTTTTAACAGATGTTCAAGATACAGGAGTTCCTTTCGATAAAGATAGACTAGCAAAAGCTGCTGTCTTAATGCAAGAAGATATTGATGAAGCAGTATCTAAACTATATGAATTTGATGAAGTACAAACTTTTGAAAGATTACAAGAGAAAGAATTTAATCCTAATAGTACAGTACAGTTACGAACATTATTATTTGATTACGCTGGATTAAAACCCTCTAAAAAGACTGCGACAGGAGCTTATTCAACAGACGCAGAAGTACTAAAGAAACTTTCTCAAGAACATGAAATACCAAAACATATTCTTAGTATTAGACAAAAGTCAAAAATCAAGAATACTTATTTGGATAAAATTTTACCTCAGCTAGACGGAGATAGTAGATTAAGAACAGGGTTTAATATTCATAGTACAACTTCTGGAAGATTATCTTCTAGTGGTAAAATGAATATGCAACAAATACCTAGAGATAATCCTATTGTAAAAGGTTGTATAAGAGCAAAAGAAGGAAATAAAATAGTTGCTATGGATTTAACTACAGCAGAAGTTTATGTTGCAGCGGTACTTTCTGATGATATAAACTTACAGAAAGTTTTTCAAGATGGGGGAAACTTTCATAGTAGTATTGCGAAATTAGTATTTAATCTACCCTGTAATGTAGAAGATGTAGCAGAACACTATAAAACAGAAAGACAGATGGCAAAAGCTGTTACATTCGGAATAATGTATGGAGCAGGGCCTAGTAAAATATCTCAACAAGTAACACAGGACTCAGGAAGATACTTTAGTATTCAAGAGGCACAAGAAGTTATTGATGATTATTTTAGACAATTTCATAGACTAAAGAGTTGGATTAGTAGATGTGAAGCTCTTATTATGAATCATGGTTTTATTTATTCTCACTTTGGAAGAAAAAGAAGATTACCTAATGTAAGGTCAGATAATAAAGGAGTAGCTAGTCATGAAGTTAGGTCAGGATTAAACTTTTTAGTTCAGTCCATAGCTTCAGACATAAATTTATTAGGCGCAATTGATACTCATAATGAGTTGAAACGTATGCCTTGGGGTTCCGAAGCAAAAATATTTGCATTAGTACATGATTCAATATTAGCAGAAGTATCAGAAACAGCAGTAGATGCTTACTGTTATTTAGTAAGAGAATGTGTTCAAAAAGACAGAGGATTAAGTATCCCAGGCTCTCCAGTAGGTTGTGACTTTGATATAGGTGATGACTATTCATTTGGAAAGTTTGAGGATAAATATGATTTATGACGCACTAGAATTTCCTCTATTTGTTGTACATACAGACAATGT